CATTACTGTTAAATAAGGTTGTACTATTGATGTTGCATCTCCAGAAAAAGTAGCACTCATGTTATGTGAGTGACCTGTTCCAGATCCTGTAGCTCCAGTGGCACTACCTGGTTGAGATTGTGGTCTAATTGGATAGCCTGGTGATCCTTGTGTGTGTGCATTTTCTGATCCCACAGAAGGGTGTGTGTGAGATGCAAGTTGTGCTGTTGATAAAGAAGCGTTAGCTGTTGAACCACCAACGTTTCCTGTTGAAGTTACTGTGTTTGCTCCACCTGTGGATGCTATAGCTTTACCTGGTGATTTTCCAATTGCAACATTGTCTGCTAAATTAGGAAGATTAAAAGTTGATCCACCATCACCTGCACCATAAGTTGTACCTATGATTGCAAATAAATCTGAGTATGTTGATCTTGAAACTGCTGCACCGGCACATTCTAAGAAACCTGTTGGCACTGAACCAGTAGACCACGGAACAATAGTAGCCGTGGGAATTCCTTCGATACCCGTAAGGCTTGCTCCTGAAAAATCGTATTTTGTTGCTTCGTAATTTGACATATTATTTCTCCGTGTAAGTCCATCCCACATCTGAACCAGAATAAACTAATCCAAATGCAGCACCTTCAGTGTTAACTACAAGGTCCGATGTTGCATTAGCTATTTTAGAACTGTTTCTTCCAATAGTCAATGCGTTAGAATCAAATGTATATCTTGAGTCTACAAAATTTACGGTATCGCCATTAGATGGTGAGGCTGGAAGTGTAACCGTATATGCTCCACCATTTGTATCACAAAAAAGTTGGGCACCTGCTTGAACTGTTTCTGCTGCAGTTAGAGTTCTCCAATTTCTAGTTTCATGATCTTTAATCATATTAGATCCATCTGAGTGGCAGATGTAATTATTACCTTCACATAATAAGAAACCTGAAGCACTTGTAACTTTAAAAGTTAAAGTATACCCTGCGTGATTAGTTCCATCTATTATATTAAATACTTTTTCTATACTTGCTGGAAAATTTACTGTTCTGTTTGCAGCTAAAGTTCCAGTAAACTTTAAGGTCATATTTCTTGCATTAGAAATAGTTGCATCAGTCATTGCAAGTGTAACATCCCCAGATGCAACGTCTATTGCTTGAAAACCTGCAACAGATTGTTGAACAAGGTTTAAATTATTGTTTGTTTTTGTGCCCCATGTACCAGCGTTTTCGCCAGTAGCCATAAGTTCTAGTTTAAGATCTGATGAATATGATGATGCCATTATTTATATTCCTTATTTTCGTTATTTATATTAGTTATTTATCTTTAAGTCAAACATAATTATGATGGTGTTAGCCTTGTATAACCAGTGCTTACGGTAGGTGTTAATCTTTCATAAACCCCTGGAAAAGCTATTCCTGTGTTATTGACAGTAGATTGAAGTTCTAAACCAGTTAATCCCATAACATCTGCAGGTGTAATAGATCCCGTACTTGCAGTTGATGACACCCCTGTTAACGGAACTCCTATTTCTAGTGTAAGAGATCCCACACTACTTGTTAAAGATTGTCCTGTAGGAACTTCAATTTCAGTTCTTGTTACTTCTACATTTCCTATACTAGATGTTGTACTTAATCCAGTAACTCCCACAACATCAGCTGGAGAAATATTTCCTACACTAGATGTTGTACTTAATCCAGTAAGTCCCATAACCATTTCTGTAGGAGATATTGATCCTACAGACGAAGTTGCACTAACACCTGTTATAACAGGTGTAGAATCTATAACGAAACTTAAAGAACCAATACTAGTTGTTGCACTAACTCCTGTAGGAGATATTACCGATGTTAAATCTAAACTTAAAGAACCAACACTAGATGTTGCACTTAATCCTGCTGGTTGTTCTAATTTATTAAATGAGTCTCCGTAAGGTTCTTCACCCCAACCATTTCTACCCCAACCAACTAATGTACCAGCATTATCAAAACTTCCTAATTCAGAAGTTAATTGTAATCCTGTTAAATCTGCGATTGTAAGTTGAGTAGTGGTTATTGATCCTAATGAAGAAGTAGTGCTAAGTCCTGTTAAAGAAACATCAAGTATGTCTTTTGCGTCTACAGTACCAACACTTGAGGTTAAACCAAGACCAGATAGTTCAACAGAATATTCTACTCCCCAACCAGAGTTACCCCATGTTTGTCTGCCCCAACCATCAAAATTAGATGCTGTAACAGACCCAACACTAGATGTTGTACTAACTCCTGTTAGAGATGCTACAGATGTTAAATCTAGATTTGGAGAACCTACTGAAGATGTAGTGGAAAGTCCTGTTACGTCTACTGGAATAATTTGAGCTGCTGTAACACTTCCTACACTTGAAGTTGCAACAGGAGGTGATGGTATTTCAAATACAATAGGACCTTGATCGCCCCATTCGTTCTGCCCCCAGACCCCTGCGCTCCAAGTTGTAGCCATAAGGAGTTACTCCTTATGCTATACGAAGGATTGCGTTAGATGCGTCTGCTGCTGGAAATTGAATTGTGAAAGTTCCACTTGATACAGTTTTATCTCCACCAAATGCGATTGCACAAACTGCTCTATCAGCGTTTGTATCATTATAAATTAAACAACCGTTTGCTGTAAATGAAGCAGAAGTAAAACTAAGATCTGCAAAATCACAACATGCAGTGTCAGTTGATAAAGCTGGAGTTACACTTGTAAGTGCTGAACCACCTGCAGAATAAGCTGAACCTGATGTGTTTGATATTTCGTTTGATGAACTGTACGCTGTTGTCGATTTATTTAAAGTAGCACTACTTGTGTATAGAGCTAGTTTAAATGTGTTTCCAGACGATGCTGTAAAATTATGTAGAGCCTGTAAAACTTCCGTTTTAAAACTATTACATACTGCTGATGTTATTGCCATAATGTTTTTCTCCTAATTTTATTGAGGCGCTGACTCGATTGGAATTCTTATTGTACCATCCGTGTAATCGTCTCTTCTTCGTCTTCCAAGTTGCATCGCTGCAAACTTTTGTAGTTCAGTTTTATATCTATTTTCATATAATGTCAACATGTCTGTTGGACCTTTTAAAAACATAAATGCTTCTACTAAACATGCATATAATAGACCTTGTGGAAAGTAATTACTTATGTATGTTCCTCCAGTATTATCCTCTAAACCCCCTGGCATTGCATTATAGTGTATAATATATTGATAGTTTTGATCTGGTGTAGGAGCTACATATATAGCACCTGATGTAGCTGTGTTTATACCTGTTGTAGCACCACCAAACATAGAATAATATTTAGGTAATCCTTTAACATTTTGACCTGTAGAACCACCAGAAGGACCTGTTGCTTCTCCAACATATTCAGATATAAAAGTTTGATCTCTTCTTTCCAACCAAAAACCTTGATCTGTAGTAGCAGTTGTAGAATTAAAAACTTGTATTCCCCTTACAAATAATAATTTTGTTGGCATTGTAATTGAAGAACTATTTTGTGCAAATTGTGCTTTATCTTGAAATCTGTCAGAATCCATAGGACAGTCTAAATTAATTCTATGTTCTGCATTTTCTAAAAATCTATTTATAACAGCAGCAGTAAATACATTAGCATCTACTTCTGTGTAATTTCTAATATCTGTTGTTAGTTCTGAATATGTATATCCTGCCATAACTAACCTCTATCATTAACGGGTCCAATTGTACACTGAAAACCGCCTCCTGTTGCCGTGCTTCCAGCATTAGATACTAAAGGCACTGTTATAGAATTAAATTGTTGTTCTGTTGCTTGTGTTCCGTTCGGTAATGTAGGACCAACTTCTACAGTAGTTGCAATTGCTGTCGCTAAATAGGATCCAAAAACTTTTGCTCCATTTGCGTGAGTTGTTGCTGTAGTATTAGAAAAAGTAATTCCTCTAAAAGGAGCAGCCGTTCCTCTTGTTAATCCAGATAAAACTCCTGTGCCTGTATTGTTACCTGTGTATTGAATTGTTTCATTCATGTATTGTCCAAAAGTTGAACTAGTTGCATCTTGGTCTACTTTTTCTATTACAATAAAACCAGCGTTTGGAAATGCTGCAGAACTAGTTAAAGTTAAAGTGTTAACTGTATCATTAATTGCACCATTTAAAGTTGTTTCTAATTCTAAAGTTGCAATTGCAACACCACCTACAATATTTTTAACAGCTTGAAATCTTACATAAGATGTTCCTTCATTTATTTGATTAAAAGGATAAGATACACTTAAAGTTGGTGAACCACCTGTTGTTGTAAATGGATTATTTGGTAAAATATCTTGGACTGGAAACTCTACTCTTGCAGGTCTTGCATGTAATAATCCTTGTGGGTCAGCTCCTATTGGATGTGGTTTTAATTGTGGTTGCTTAGGTTCAAATTCAGAAATATGTACCCACGCACCTGTCCACTCTTGCACCATTTCTCTATATGGAAAAGCTGCACCTGATC